TCTCCAGGGGGACTTACTGGTACTGTCTACCAGTCGGGAGGCGGAACTATTACCGTTTCAGGCTTGTCAGCAAATACGTCATACCAGTTCCGTGTGTATGCAACCAATGCATATGGTAGTGGCTCCTACAGCGGCTACAGCAACCAGATCACAATGCCTGCAGAATTGCAGGTATCTGTCAGCCCAACAGAACAGACAGTAAATATCCCGAGACAGTTTAGCCCTGTCACATCACAGGGAAATTTCACTGTATTCCAGGTAACTGGTACAGGCAATGTGACGGTACAGGAGATCTCCCGTCCGACAGAAGGATCTACTTCCATTAGCCCAACAACGTTCTATCTGGGTGTTGGCGGTAGTCGAGGCGTGACGGTTTACTGTACATCGCCTGCTGGCAACTTTAGCAACCCCGTTTATGGTTATGGATTTGCGATCCTGGCAAACCCCGGAACATATCCGACCTTTGCCTTAATCCAAAACCGTGTATAAGGAAGCAGGTTAAGCCATGCCATTGCAACGTGTTTTCTTAAAACCCGGCATCGATAAGCAGAACACCGAGTACGGGGCGGAAGGTGGCTGGATTGATTGCGACTATGTGCGCTTTCAATACGGCCTGCCTGAGAAACTGGGTGGCTGGACAAACTTTGGCGGAGATGCTGTTTATCTCATTGGCTTGGTCAGTGAAGTGTTTACCTGGAACAACCTATCAGGTATTCCTTTTGCCATCCTTGGGACCAATCGCAAACTGTACGTCTTTGCCAATGATGACTGGTTTGACGTTACCCCAATTCGAGACACCATCACTGGCGTGTCGTTTTCTACGACAATCGGATCACGGACCGTGCAGGTAAATTGCCCTGCACACAACGCGATTGTCGGCGACTTTGTCACGCTTTCCGCTGTCACAGGTAATCCAGGCGGTATTCCAAACGCGGACCTTAACCACGAGTTTGAGATCCAGACGATTGTTGATGCCAACGCCTTTACGATCCTTTGCCCAGTACCTGCAACATCTACTGCGGCTTTGGCAGGGTCCGGCACTGCTGCATTTCAGATTAACGTTGGCTCTGACCTAAACTATTTTGACTTTGGTTGGGGCACTGGTGCATGGGGCGAAGAAGCTTGGGGCACGCCTCGTACTAACACGGGTGCGGCCGGCAAAGAGTTGTTCTCTCGCGTCTGGCAGTTTGACAGTTATGGCGAAGACGTCATTTGTCAGCTCATTGATGGACCCACGTTCATTTGGCAGCCATCGTTGGGCAATACAACTCGTGCAACGTATGTTGCCGGTGCGCCCACGTCAAGCAAATATGCACTGGTCTCTACCCCCGACCGTCACTTGGTTTGTTTTGGCACAGAAACGGAAATTGGATCGGCTGCCACACAGGATCCGATGTTTGTTCGGTTCTCTGACCAAGAGGACATCAATGATTTTATTCCCACGGCAACCAACACGGCAGGTGGCCAACGCCTGAATGACGGAAGCCGTATTGTTACGGCCATCCGTTCACGTGGTCAGATCTTAATTTTCACCGACACTGCTTTGCATGGCATGCAGTTCATTGGCATACCTTACACGTTTGGCTTCCAGCAACTGGGAGCGAACTGTGGTTGCGTTGGCCCACATGCAGCGGTTGACGTAAACGGCTTGTCTTTTTGGATGGGTGTTGAAGCGTTTTATGTCTTTGACGGTACGGTGAAAAAGGTTCCTTGCACTGTGCAAGATTTTGTTTTCAGGGATATCAACCTCATTCAAGCGCAGAAGTTCAACGTAGGCGTGAACTCACAGTTCAATGAGGTGACCTGGTGGTACTGCTCACAGGGTGTTGACTACATCAACAAGTTTGTTACGTACAACTACCTAGAGAACACTTGGCATATTGGCACTATGGACCGCACGGCATGGGTAGATGTAGGCACGTTTACAAAACCTGTGGGCTGTCAGTATTTCCCTACCTCAACCGCAGCCCCCTATCCACCTGTGTACGGTGTAACTGCGGGCAGGTCGTTAACCTACAACCAAGAAACCGGATTTAACGCAGTGGATCTACCTATCCCTGCTTACCTGCAATCAGGATATTTTGATATTGGGGATGGGGATCAGGTGATGTTCTTGAAGCGATTTGTTCCAGACTTTAAGAACCAGCTTGGAAACATCACGGTTCAGCTATTGACAAGGCTTTACCCACAGGCAACAGCCGTGGGAAGCTCTCTTGACCCTTACATCATTACGCCTACCACGCAGAAAGTGGACACCCGTGCCCGAGGACGTCAGATCAGTCTTCGTATAGCATCGGACGAACTTAATAGTCGCTGGCGCTTTGGCACATGGCGGATTGATATTCAAGCGGACGGTATTCGATGAGCAAGATTACCAGCGTGCGTTTGCCGACCGTGGCTTCCAGGGATTACAACCCGGAGCAGTTCAACCAGTTGGTGCGGTCCCTTGAGCAGATTATTTTTCAGCTCAATCAGACCTATACGCCCGTAACGTCAGAAAATAAGGGCGAGGCATTGTCCTGGTTTAATGGAGATTAAATGGCAAATTCATACAAACGCTATCCCGCTCAGTTGTCTGCTGCTACTCCAACTACCTTGTTGACAGTGCCGGCGGCAACAACAGCCGTTATCCGTTCTATTTGGATCACGAACCAAGGATCAGGGGCTGCCATCATCAAGGTAAGCTTTTCTCCATTGGGAGCCGGAACGCACTACCTGACATTTGGTCAATCGGTTGGGGTAGGGGAGTATTTTGATGTTGTGGGTACAAAACCCACAGGGCCATTGATCCTGGAAAGCAACGATATTTTGAGAGTTGAATCTAGTGCCGCCAATGTGGGGGTAGTTGTTTCCGCTCTTTTAGTGGACAGGAATTGAGTCAATGTTGGATAATAAGTGCCATATTCGCGTCCTTTCCCGGCGCGCGGCCCATGGCGGCTTTTGGCACATAACGGAAAGGTAAACACATGGCAACCGCGATGCAACAAGGAATTATGGGCCTACCACAAGGCCCTGACGCACAGGATCCGTCCGCTGGCGAGACGATTGACCCATCTCTTTTTAGCCCGGTGGTCGAGTCTTATGCTCGAAATAAACCGGTCGAATTTGGCAACGACATGCTTGCCAGCATGGAGGCCGCTGATCCGGCCATGGTCCAAAGGTTTAAAAGCTATTTGGCCAATGTAAAACTTCCCGCAAAAGTCATTGACGCAATGGGTCAAATGGTTGACCTGGTGTTGGGCAATCCAGAGAAATACAAAGAGATTCGTGCAGGCCTGCTTAGCAAAGGTGTTCCAAAGTCCCTTCTACCTGAAGAATTTGACCCTGCATTTTTTGCAGCATTGAACATTGCTTTGGACCAGCTCGAAGGTGCCAAGCCCCAAGAACCTGCGGTCATGCAGATGGCCAAGGGAGGTATTGCAAAGCTTAAGCCTTTGGCTGCCGAAATGGCAAAGATGGGCCGTGGCGAAGACAAAATGCTTGCCCACATTACACGAGGCGAGGCGCGCTTGCTGCGTCGTCGCGGTGGCCGTGGCTCAACTAACCCATCGACAGGCTTGCCTGAGTTTGGGTTTTTTGACGATGTCTTTGGGGGCATAGGTGACATACTTGGTGGTATTGGAGATGCCATTAGTGATGTTGTAAGCGGCATTGGCGACATAGTCAAAGACATCGCCAGTAGCGATATTGGCAGAATTGCATTGACGGTTGCAGCGGTCTACTTTATGGGCCCTGCCGGATTGAATCTTGCTGGAACAGCAGGATCTATTACCGGCTTGACCGGTTCTTTAGCGGTTGGTGTCAACACATTTGCTGCCAGCACTTTGGTTGGCTTGGCAAGTGGCCAAAGCTTTGGGGACGCACTGAAATCAGGTGCAGTAGCTGGCATTATGGGAGGTTTTGGTTCTGCGATATTTGGCCTGCCTGCGGGCTATGAAGGCGGCACACCAACGCCTCCAGGCGGCGTAGAGGTAATTGATAGGTCTTTCCAATCGGGCGGCTCGCCTCCCGGTTCTACGCCCGGAGTTGGCGCTGGTGTTGGCTCTGAAACACCATCGTTTATAGAGGCAACGACAACGGCCGTGCCTAATCCTGATATTTCTGTAATTAAACCGTTAGGCCCACAGGAGGTAGTTGGGCAGTCTTTAGACCCCGTTAAAAACGTGGTGACAGCAAAAGACGTAGCTACAAATGCGGCAAAATATCCAGCAGCGGCTCAAGTAGCGGCCCCTCCTGTTGATGTAGTGCCCCCTGTCCAAGCGCCCCCTGTCCCAGTCCCCGAACCCTGGACTGGATCTGGAATTAAGGTGCCTAAATACACCCTTTCTGCTGACGGATCCCCCAACGTTAACTTAGGCAACACCAGTTCCGCCGTACCTAAGGTAGCCCTTGACAATGTAGCTAAAGTAGGTATCGAGAGTATTCCTAAGCCTGGGTTTATGGAGTCCCTGCAAAAGGGTAACTACATGGACGCTGCCAAAGCGGCCTACAACAATATCTCTCCTTCCGGGATCCAGGAACAAGGGACTGCGGCTGCCCAAGACGCCGGCATTAAAGCAATGGAGTCGTTGCAGGCTCGCATACCGGGGGCTACTCCAAGCATGCTGGATAATGCTTATCAAACAGCCTATAAGGCTGCACTACCTGGCATGGTTGCAACATATGGACCATTGGCTCTTGCCGGTCTTGGCACTATGGCTGCACTGGGTGGAACAAAGGCCGAAAAAGCTGAACGTCCTCCCGGTTTTGATGGCCCTTCAGGATTTGATTTACTTAAATCAAACCCACAAACATATGGCTTGAGTTATGGTGGTACACGCAGCTCTTATGCGTTGAATCCTTACGACTACATGTACTCATCGCCACAGAGTACGCCTGTTATAAGGGCTGCCACAGGCGGCGTTGCTTCATTGGAGCAATACAGACAGGGCGGCCAACCGAGCAATTTCCCTCGAAAAAATGGCCCGATTAACGGACCAGGCACAGGGACATCTGATTCGATTCCCGCTATGCTGTCTGATG